CTCATCTTATGTACTTAAAGTAAATCACAAGACCGTAGATCAACAAAGCAGCCAAGACAAGCGAGGCCATGCCAATAACAATGTATTCAACCATCTCAGCAATTTGCGCTGCTCTACGGGCCTTCTCGCGCTTTATGGCTTCAGCATCTTCTCTACGTTTACGGGCAGCAGCGGCTTGGAACTTTTGCCAATCGCCCCACATTCCCGGCCTACCCGCATAGACCATGCGCTCACGCAGTTCTTCTTCCTGTTGGCGCAATTGTTCAAGCGCCATAAATTCTTCAAGGTCTGAGCCGCCACCTTTTTTAGTGACGTTCTCTTGAATCTTGGCTTTGTTGTCAAAGTAGTCAAAAACCCGTGAGCCAAGCTGGTGCAATTCCTTGCCGTTAGCCAAAGCACCTTTTATTACAGCAAAGGCAGCATTAGCCGCAGCAATCTCAGCAATCATTGCAGCACCTCAATAAACACTTTGACGCACCAAATCACCAGCACTACAAGTAGGGCCGCAGCGAGAAAGCTAACGACCCAATCTTTCATGGCTTATCAGCCTTCCCGTCTAGCTTGTCAAATATCTGTTTCAGGATAGCTTTGACTTCTGCAATGTCTGCCCTGTAGTCATCTTTTGCAACATAAATGTGCGGCAACTCGCCTACCTTGTCTTCTAGCTTCTGAATGGTGCGCGTCAGATTGTTAATGACATAGATTGCCAAGCCTCCGGCAACTGATACGACTAGGTTGAAAAGCTGTTGGTTGTCCATGTCAAACACTCAAGTAGTTATGCTCCCTGTGCAATCACAGGGCGATAAGTCTTGTCGTGTCTTAATAAGATTATCGCTTAATTATTGACAGTCACAATAGGTGCAGCACAAGACAGTGCAGAAATGCCAACAGGAATCATTGATGGGTCTAAGATTTCGTTGGTTTCTTTGTCGCGCAGGGCATGGATACAGTAAGCAACCGTTTCATCAGTCAATGCTTTAAGTTCATGCAACTTGTCTTTTTGGATGTAAATCATGTGCGGCGCTGTGAACTCGGTAGCAACGCCTTCAACGGTTACTTTTAACTTGCCTTTGGCAAGCAGCGTAAGATGGTCAAATTGGTGCTTGTGTCCAAGTTCAATGTCGCCAGCTTTTTTAAAATGCATCATGCGCGAAAAAAGGTTAGCAACACAGCCTATTTTGATTTCTGGCATTACAAAATCTCCCCCAATGTGCTTGTGGGAATTTGCATACTAGGCGGGATTTTTGAAATATCTTGCGGGCCTTCATGTGGCTGCGGAACGTAATCAGCAATCGGGCCAAAATCACCATTTATACAGCGGTTGTAGATTTCAACGCTGTGTGGCAAATCATTGGGACTTGCAGAAAATGGCAGTTTGCCCATATCAACAAAATTAACAACACAATCAACCATGTCGCGGTTTTTTGTCCAGAATAAATTTTCAACAGTTGTATAAAACATTATGAAATCCTCACAGCTAAACCAAAACGTGAAGTAGAAAAAGTCCAACCAATTTTTACGTCATATTCACTGTATACACCGCCAACAATTGTTAAAAATCTCCAAGTTCCTGACAATGTAGTAAATCCCTGCGGCTGTATATAACCCGTGTTTCCTATGTTTAATCTTACTGCACTTCCCATAGGTTGACCGTTAAATGCTCCCCTAATTTCAGTGTAAGGAACTGCACCATTGCTTTCCGTAAATATTTGAGTTGGAGATATATAACTAACATTTGTAGGATATTTAAGGTTTGAACCTGTAATAGTATTGCCGGGAAGAAAATTACTGCTAGTTGTATTTACCACCCACAAAACAGAACCAATCTCAGTAATGCCGCTTGGCACAATACTTACGTTAACAGCACCCGTTAGCCCGTTAACGCTAGTAACTCCACCATTGGCAGCAGTTGTTGCATTAACTGCATTTGTTGCATTTGTTGCGTTTGTCGCTGTGGCAGCGTTGCCGCTGATGCTAATTGCCCAAGTGCCTGAAGCGCCTGTTCCAGTAGGGCTAGGCACGTTTGTGCCAATTGTCAATCCAAGGTTTGTTCTTGCACCAGAAGCTGAAGATGCTCCCGTACCTCCATTGGCGACAGGAACTGCGTTTACAAGACCATCAGTAGCATCTAGCTGACCTGATGTGTTTAAATTGTTCGCAAGTTGCGAAAGGTTATAGGCTTGTGTCATTTATGCGGCTCCATCACGGGCAAAGGTTTGTTGATTCAAAAGAGTTGAATTGTTGTTGAATGCTGTTGTCAAAATGTAGTTTGCCGAACTCGCAGTGTAGTCATATGAAGCGCCCTGTGCAAGCAAAGCACCATTGGCAAAAATCTCCAATGACAATGGATTGCTTGTGAACGGGTATGTTGTCTGTCCCGCTGTTGAGTAAGCAGTGACGTTAACCACGTTAGATGCTGGCACGTTTAGGTTGTTTGGTGCAAACAAAATGATAGTCATAAGACCCGTCAACGGAGCAGGGAATCCATCAATTGCCAGCCCTGAAATGTTGTAGTCAATCTCGTTAATTTGACTTCCATTTACATAAACTGACTCAGCGCCATTTTGAATTGCCCATGTTGTTGGCGTGTATGTTGTTGCGGCAGTTAAGTTGAAGCTGTATCTGCTAAATGGCGAATAGTTTGCGCCAGCAGCCCTAGCAATATAAACTTGATTGCCAGCAGTTGCACCAGCAATTGTGGTCGTAAACGTAATCACTTTTGTTGAAGTGTTTATGCTCTGCACCGTGTATTGCGTTGGTGGACTTGGCACTATAACGTCTGTAAACGTCATCTTGTCACCCACGTTAACAATTTGCCAAGGCGCATTACTATAAGTAACAGTGTTAGATGTACTTGACGCAATTGTCATTCCAGTTTGCACATAAGATGCAGCAGTGCTTACACCTCGCATATAGAAAATAATAACAACTTCACCAGCAGCGCAAGCTGTTGCCATTACAACAGTCGTTGATGTTTCCGAATATTCGCTTGTATCCAACAAAACACCGTTGCGGAATACCAAAATCCATCCAACAGTGTGCGTATTGCTAAATGTGGTTTGTGCAGCAGTTGCTGTATATACAGTTTCTGTATAAAAGAATTGATCTTGCTCAAGGAAACCAACCACGCGACCATAAACGTCTACAGTTAGTTTTGCAACATCAAAGGATTTTGTATAAATACCCGCACCAAAATTCAAGAACTGTTGCAAGTTAACTCGCATTTGTCCATTTGTATTGTTGGAAATAGATAAGAACCCATCATTTTGATATTGACTTGAATAACCGCTAACAATAACTTGTCCAGTTGATTTGTCCAAATCAATAAAACTTTGAACTCCTCCAGATGGATCAATCAAAGCTGACCATACTGTTGAATCGTACACAGATGTTTCACTTGGCACAAACGCACCACCAAGGTTAACGTATCCCGCATTACCTACGGCAAAACTAAATTTTCTGTTGCTGCGGTTCGCGTACAACAAGTAATTATCAGTAGATGTGCCAAAGTTTAATGGTGATAAATACCATGTGTATAGCGCTGGATTAGTGCCGCCGTTTGCTGTTGTGTTGCTATAAAGGCCAAAATATGCTTTGTTGCGAGGGTCAAAACTAAAACCAGATGTACCTGTATCGTTGTCAGCATAGGCAATTGCCAGCCATCTATTTGCGTATTGGAACGTCAATGGCCTCCAATTAAAAACAGTTGACGATCCAGAAAACACACTTGCGCCAAGGCTGTTGACATATTTCACACTGAAATACCAATCGCCTTGCGACAAGTTTGTAATAGTAACAACACCCATAGAACTGCTTGGGGCATATGGATTTCCAGCGGGATTGATTGCTGTTGTTCCCGCAAAAAACCTTTGAGACTCAGTAGGCGATGAAAATGCTGAATAGTAAACTTCAGCGTATTGCACAATGCCATTACTTGCCGCAAGAACAGCAACATCAAAAGATGGAACAGGCGATGATGTTTGTATGTTTGTAACAGATGGCGTGTAAAGAGTTCCAAACGTCAATGGCGAACCAATGCCAGTGTTAGGTGATGGCGTAAATTGCGTGATTGAAATGTCATCATAAATTGCAGGGTTGTACTCCATCAATGTTAATGATGTTGTTAACTGCCCACCTTGCTCAAAGTTTTCAACGACTTGGCTTACTCGGAATACTTTTGCCGCCCAACCATAATTGACGTTTGTAACGGTAACAAGATCGCCAGCTTCAAGCTGAAAACCAGAGTAGTTAATTGTCAATTTGATTTGCAAATCTTCACGGCCACCTTCAAGAAATCTATTCGCCAAATACTGTGCTTGAACGCTGTTGTTGACCAATGGCAATGAAATTGATTGCTTGTTAACTGGCTCATTTGGATACATCAAGGAAGGATTCAAAACAGCCAAGTTGTATGTAGCAGTGTTGAAAGAATCGTTGTCTGTACCATCAGGAAACTTGACTTCAGCAATGTTGTAACTAGACACCATGTCCAATGGCGTAACTTGAATTGCAGAAATAATGTTTGAGTCGTTCAAATCCATTGCATACGAATACGATGGCGATTGAACAATAACACCCCAAAGACCTGTAATTTCGTTGTACTTTAAAAGGCAATCACAACAAGCAGCCATTGCTTGCAAGTTAGACATGATGGATTGATTGGTGTCAAGGACTCCATTAAATGTAAATCTTTGTTGTGTAGCTATACCGCCGCCAGAAGGTGTGTAGGAATAAGCTCCAGCACTGTATGTATTTAATGCGGCCAAACTTCCAGTATCAACGCCAGAAACAGGAACTGCTGCGCCATATCTAGTTGATGTTAAATAATCAAGGAAACAATCGCCGGGAGCATATCGACTATTTGTAAGTTGAAACTTTGTTTGCTGAATGCCTGTCAAGTTTGCTTGTGCATTGTATGTAATTTTTAAAATTGCAAAAGCGCAATTTGACATCAACTTTGTGCTGTCCCATTGATATGTCAATCCAGAAGTTTGCATCACTTGAATAGCAGTCAATGATGTATTTACACCAGAAGACGAACCATTACGGTATAGATACATATACAAATATCCATTGACATTTGTTTCTTGTTGATTATTTGATTCATCAAGCAGTGCAACAATTCTAGTTGGATCACCTATATCAAAAATGCACTTCTTCCCACCAAAATAAATATCGCCAAACGTAAAAGTATCTGGAGTTCCACCAGTTTCAGTGTTTGTTACTTCAGCAAGCGATAAAACGTAATACAGATTTTGATTGTTTTGCGTGATGCTTAGATCAGTAATTACTCCACCAACATACGCCGATCCGTAAATTACTGGTAGTTTGTTGTCTCCAGCAGGGGGTACTTGCGTCCTGTTGCCGGGATTTTGATTTAAGGCATCATTTTGCGGATTATCAATATTTGGCGCAAATGCTTTACTGATAATTGATGAAGCAACAATGTTGATTGCAAATGCCGTTACAGCAGCAGCAATTGACCCTGCCGTCATACCCAATACTTGAACAGCAATAATTGAACCCGGCATTTAGATCACCCAAAATTCTTCAAGTTTTTGAAACCCATATCGACCATAATCGAGATTTGGACTGTTAACCATTTTACTGATAAAGAAATTGGTCACACGACCTTCTTCTTTCATCTTAATTGCCTCCTCAAGATACTTTGCAAGCAAACGATAGCCAGATGTTCCATTGCGACATTCTTGCTTTATAAAATAAGCAAACTCTGTCAACAAGAAATGCTTTGGTGACCACAGGCTTGGCATCACTCCAGCAATCAACATTCCTTCAATTTCATCTGTTTCCGCAAGCAAAACAATTCCTTGACCAGCAATTAAGTTCGTAAGCATTTGCGTTACATACTGCTTGTCATCTGCATCAGACAAAAAGCCATATGGCATTTCGGCGCGATACTCTTTTAACAACTCAATAATTGTAGGAATGTCAAATGGAGATGCGTGACGAATGTTAGGTCGCATCTCTGCCAAACGCATAATTGATTGTTGAAATGAAGTTCACACGATTCATTGAGGTATCACCGGGATTGACCGACTGCCAAGAATTGTCGTTTGTGTACCTTCCAGCAGTTCTGTTTTGCAAGATCAATTGAAAACTAGATGCGCTTAAAGTAACGGCTCCCGTGTACGCTCTTGCTTCTTCCATCCATTGTTCCGAGATGGAAAAGGAATTTACATAACCGTTGAAATATTGATACAGACCATTGCCGCCTGTAGAAAGTATCCAAGGAATATTAGCATCTAAAACATTTCGCCAAGGCACAATCAATGAACTGTTGTTTACCCAGTTGCCGTAACTCAATGTCAAAAGTTGATTGTTTTCATTAAAGAAACCATGCCACAACTGAATTTGTGAGCCTTTTATCTTGGAACTCAACACAATACCAAGATTGGCAGTATCAATGCCTACCAATGTAATTGTTGTTTCGTTGGCTGTACTTTTAATGTCCCGTTGCGCTGAACCAACTTGAACAAGTTGTCCAAGACCAGTAAATGTTCCAATGCCAGAAACAAAAATGTCGGATGGTGCTGTTGAAAAATAGTAAGTGCCTGTTGGCATTGTTAGTTTAAAGAAATCCGCATAGCGAACAACATTAGTGTTGGCAACAGGCAAAATGTCGTTCATAGCACAACCTCAATTGCACTGAATTGACCGTCCCATTGAATGAAGCTGTCGTTTGTCATTGGAACAAGAGTGTAGGCGGGATACTCTTTTAGCACAACAGGAAATGTCACGCCAGTGTAAGCAGTTCCACCAAACGTCACACTACCAAACTGACCAATAACAGCAGCCACAGGAGTTATGACGGTACTTAAAAGAGTTCGGTGAACAGGAATGCTGACTGTAGCCAAAGAGCCTCGCAAGACGTTTGCTGTGGCAATGTAAGAGTAACGACCAATTTGAAGGAAGTCGCCAACCTTAACAATAAATGCGCTTGCGCTGATTGCTGGCAAAGACCCAAGAACAATAGTTTTGTTTATAGACGATGCTTGAACTTGACAAGCAACAATTTGCGCTTGAGTCATATCGCCTTGATAGCGAATGTAGTTTAGCCAGCCAGTTGACCCAAAGTTCAAATATTGCTCTGTGATTCGATCAGCTTCCCGCAAAGTTGAAAGAACAGCACGGTTTTGCGAATACAGCAAATAATTCATTGGACTAATGCCAAATTGGAATGGCTGCACTGTCAGAATTTCCGAGGTGCTGATACGCATATTCCTTGACATCATCTGACCAGCAAATTTGTGGTCATTGATGCTGACAGACTCAGCCACAGAAAGAATTGTTTGAAGGCTCATTTTGCAACCTTAGTTAATACGGTAAACAATAAATGTGTTTGCCGCTGTTCTACGAATTCTGAATTGAGCCGATATAAGGGTAGTTACAGTTGCACGACCAACAATAGTCACGCCAGTATTTACCGCAAGATTTATGCTTTGTGAGTTGCTATTGATAAGATAAAAATCATATCCAACATCAACAGCGTCCCAAGGAACAAGTGTTTCTAAAGTCGTTCCCAAAGGAAGTGTGACTGTAAATGTTGTAGTG